ATTTACAGTAAATCTTTGTGTTAGCGGTTCACCTTCTGTGATTGAAATTGATTTAACAAATGTATTTGAGCCATTTCTTATTGTTTGCTCTTCTGGTGTAACAAATGTATATGCTATGTCATCAATCGTTGTCGTAAACTTAGAATTTTTAGGTAGTGTAAATTGAGAAATATTATTAGATACGCCCGTGAATGTAATTTGAACATTAGCGGTTGCGCCTCTAGCAGAACGAGTGTTATATCCTAGTTCTTTTGCTCTTGACACAACACTATCTCTCTGTTGTGCAGTATCCAAAAACATTTCATTAGCAATCATGTTTCCATAGAATGCATTATAGTGTGTGTTATAAGCAAGCAAGTCCAAAAGCACAGCCATGTTACTACCTTCAAAGTCGTAGTCGGTAAACTGTGTCTGTGATGCAAGATATGATTTTAGATTTGAACGAATGTCTTCAAAGTCTAATTCGGTTACTTGTAGATATGTGTTAGCGGCCATTACCTAACTCTCTCTAAGATTACATTTAGAATGACAGGATTTATGTCATTACGAACACTAAAAGCGACAGTGACAGTTACAGCATTTAACTCAGAGTTATCCTCAACCAACACATCAATTACTTCGGCTCTAGGCTCATAGTTACTAATTACTTCACGAATAGCATTTTCCATTGTCTGTTTTGTTGCTTGATTCCACAACTCAAATAGATAATAGCGAATAGAACAACCAATGTCAGACTTGAATGGACGCTCAAAATAATTAGTCAAAATCAGATTTCTCACTGATTCCTTGACTGCTTCTCTGTTTGTATTTCTAGATAGTTGTCTTGTAATTGGATTTGGTATAAACAAACTATCCAAGTCACTGAAAACTACCTTTTCTTTTGCGCCTGCCATTTATTTCCCTTACATACAGAGGTCTTCATACTTCGTTGAATGAATACGATGAACTGATAGGTCTCCTTGTCTACGAATGCGTCTGTTATAGATATTTTTAATACGCTTTCTTTGACCGGGTCTCCATTTTAAGAACTTTTTCCATTTAGTCAGTGCATCATACTCATCAGCACTCTTCATCGGTATTTCTTTCATAATAGAATCCTTGCTTCTATTTAGGAAGCATTTTTAGCATCTTGGATTTCTTTTCTTCTGTCTTTACACAGTTTTGATATCTCCGCTAATGCTTTTCTTGCTCTTGTTCCTGCCGTCTTATTTCCGTTTTCAAACTTTTCACTTTCAGTGATATAAGTCTCAAACAAATTTACTAAGTTATCATGATTATTCATCGTTTTGCCCTTGACAAATTATAAAATTGTTGTTAGAATGATTCTGTTAAACAACAGATAAAATATTTAGTCTCCAATAAACACTGTCTTAGATGATGTTTCAATCTTATTAGAACCATCTGAACCAGATATCCCTGCTGGGTCATCACCAGTATCTACTGTATCATCTAGTCTTGCCGCACCTTTTGTGCCACTGTTTAGATTGATTGTCTTACCGTCCATTGTGATGTTACCATCAGCAACAATATTCAAATCTCCAGTGACATGAAGTTTATCATTTCCTGTTACAGTTCTGAAACCATTCTTATGATGTGTAACAACATCACCATTAGGATGCATCTCAATGAAAGTTCCAGACTTATGATAGATGTGAATCCTTTCAGCATTTTCAGTATCATCAATCTCTACCACATGACCTGATTCAGATTCAAACACATGATTTTTAGGATACTGTGCGGCGTATGGTGACGCTGGTTCTCCAGTAACACTATCAGGTGTTTTGCTGATGATGTTATCCCCTCTTGCGAGTTCATTTACATCACTCTCATCAACATAAATTGGATATACACCATTAGGGTCATTGAAACCCTTTGTGGTTTTTGCAAATTCTGCTGGAATACCAGCAAGACTTCCTAGAATGACTGGTTCTTGAGCCCTTTCACCATCTAAGAAAAACCCAACTACCCATGAACCTTCTACTAGTCCTGTTGGACTTCTTCCCTTTCCGCTAACAGCCGCAGATGTGACATCTTGAATTGGCTGAGCCCATGGGAGGTGTTCAGTAGGTATTTTGTCTTTATCATCGGTGTGGAAACCATAACACCGTACACGGACCCTGCCGAGTCGTATAGGGTCATTACGGTCTTCCACGACTCCGAAGAACCATATAAAATCATTTCTGCCTAGGAAGTTTCTCATCTTCCACCTTTTCTACATACTTTAGAAAACTCAAAAGTCCATTCTTCAGAGTTTCTTTTGTTTTTTCTTTCTCGTCAACATAATCAGTTAAATGATTAAAAGAGGCCGAGGACTTTTTTTCTTCCTTTAGTGGCTTTTTTCTTAGCCTTTGGTTTTGGTGCTTCATCTTCCACAACTTCCTCAGTTTGAACTTCTGGTTCTACAATCTCTTGAAGAAATTGTTTCTGCATTTGCTTTTCTCTATTAGACCCTGGCAATGGCATATCTATCTCCTTTTATTGCTCTGGTTCATCAATTGCTTGAAGTGCTGTATCAGGAACATTGTCTTTAATCCAATCATAAATCTGTTGCTGAACATCACTTTCTCTTCTAAACTTTTTACCTTCCTTCTTCAGATTTACATATGTAAAATCCTTGACGACAATTCCACCAGCACTAGTCTTGATAGGTTTGCCGTCCTTGTCTGTCCAAGGAATAGTGTTTTCTCTGTTATTCAAAATGACATTTACTGCACCGTTGATACCTCTTGGTAGTTTACCTTTAATAATTTGTGACATCGTTTTAGCCGCACCTTCATGCGTCTGCAAAAGAATATCACTAGGCACAACTCTTTCACGCCCTGCATTATTTTTAACAGCCGTGTGGTAGTTTGTCAATACCCAAGTTACATGAATGTTCTTAGAATCATAACCAATCTTTTTCAACTGAGGAAGAACTTCTGTGATATCACCAATTTCTTTCAGTGTAATGTCAAAGATTATATTTGGTAGAGTTCCCTTGGATGCGGCGCCTGAGCGTACTAAGTCGTCCAGCATCACTTTTAGTGTGTTCTCTTTAATGCCTGCTTTCTTTACAAACATATGTAACTTGAAAACATCTTTTGGTTCACGCAAATTCAAACCACGAACCTCTGGATATTTCTTCTTCAGTTCGTCAATCTTAATGAATGCTTTTTTCCACTCATCCACATCACGAATCTTGAACTTATCACCTTCCATAAAGTTTTGAATAGCAAAACCTTTACCAGAACCAGCGCCACCGGCTAGGAAGACAACCTGTCCATAGCGTTTACCTTGATTATACATAATCAGTTTTTCGTCAAGTTGCTTATACAACTTATCTACAAAATATTCTTTTAGTCCTAGTATCATCTCTTAAATCCTGTGTCTTTGATACATTCGATTACTGTTACATGAGTTTCCTTATCTATCTTGTGACGCAAGGTAGTGATAAGGTGTTTACCTGTCATATATTTATCTTCTCGCATTTGCTCCTCTCCAGTGGACATGACTGGAAAACTGAGGAATATTGTGTCGCCAACATTGAGTGTAGAGTTTCCATGAATTGTTACTTCTATAACTTTATTGTTTAGATGCGATGCATAACTTCTTCTATACTGTATTGTTCTTTCAAGTGTTTTAGGTCTAACATTTTCATCTCTGAAAATACTCAACTGGTCATGCTGAAATCGAGTAGTAAACATATCAACAACTGCTGTGCTAGAAGCGGCGCCTGGAATACGAAATCTTTGTAGTTTCTTAAACTTGTCGTGTTGCTTCTTGTAATCAAAATCCCTTTCAACCATCTTTTTTCTAAGATTGTCAATCAATATAGTTTTTGAAGCATACAATCCACCTTCTTTATTATCTAGGAAGTCTACTTCTTTCACAACTTCATATGCTATAATCTTGAATGCATCTGTATTGTCAGCGGCCGCATTGTCTCCACCTTCAGTATAGTTAGAAGGCTCCCATTTATATGTTTCCTTTACATCGTCCTCTACGAGATTAGAGATATTTTTGAAATGATATCCATTGCTATCCTCGTAGAATGTATACAACGATGCGATATCATCACCCTTTGCTTCATTAGTCAAGAAGTCGATTGTATCTTCTACCGACAGATTTGGTATTACATATTTCTGCAAACCTACCGTGTTATCTAATTCTAAATCTTTGAATACTCTAAAATTTGCCTCATTCAAATTTGCATATGTTTGTGTAATTTCTGGTGTTTCATAGAACTCTCTATGAATACTTTTAATCATGTTTGAAATCGTATTACCTTTAGTGCCACCATAACTACGAGAAATCTTTTTGTCAGCAATTAATACAGTTTCTAGTGATGTTCCTGTTAGAACATATGTTTCAATTCTTTCATCAACACTCTGTCTACTTTCCAAACTATTCATAATGAACAAATGTCTATTTTTTTGGACACCTTCATCTGGTGTTCTATATGATAAGAACACTGCTTCCATACCACTGAAACCACCAATATCTTCACTGTTTGGTTTCAAGAAATCAATAAGACCTGTCGCATCAGAAATAACTAATTCGCAAGTCATTTCTTTTTCATATAGATTCTGATATATGTTCATCTCAAGCATAAGTTCGCTCAAGTCAAATATCTGACCTGAACGACCAACTAGAGCGATAGTATTAAGTTCTATATCACCGGCTTGTCTGTAACCTTCAACGGCCATATTAATCTTCCTGTAGGATTGTCTCTACTTCATCAATCGCCTTAGACAAGAATCTTGGTTCTAATAGACGAATTTGTTTTCGTTCTTCATTCAACTCAACTTCCCAATCATACTCAGTGATGGTGCTACGCTCATTAGCCGCTAGTGAGTTATATGTTGTCTCATCAACAACGAGTTTTCTTTCTTCCACACGAGTTCCATCAGTCTTTACTGTTGCGGCTGATAGAATTTTATAATAATACTTTATGGTTGTTTTTGGTGATTGGAGATTACCATACTTACCAACAATAAATCTGTCGAAATCATTACCAAACAAAGGCCAATCGAACTGTGGGTCAATAATATTGTTATAGTGTAACACTACCCAAGCATAATTTGCATTACCATAAAATTTCTCTGCTATCACATCAGGTCTATCACCTTCTTGAATACTATATTCATAAAAGGTATCAGTTCTATCTGTCAAACTATCTTTAACTTTGAATCTACGCAAGATATTAGTTGCTTGCGTCTTGCGACCAGTTTTTCTGATATCTTGTAAAACAGTTGGAAAATATGAAAAGTAATTAGACATATTAATTACTCCGTTCTTTCAGACATTGAAAATTCTTCAGTGTCACCAAATCCATTTCTAGTTAGAATACGAGTTTCTTGGAATGACATTGAAATATCAATTGATACAGGCGCACCAGTTTGCTCGAAAAATGTTGGAATACCTTCACCATTATAATTTACAGTCAAGTCAGTCATAACTGATGTTCCGATATCATATAGGTATGGTTTAATTTTTGTTCCAAATTCAATCGTAAATTCATCTGGATAAACAAATGCAAAGCCTGCTCTCTCTGTTCCAAATTTATATGCTGGAAGCATATGATGTCTCATAACATGAATTAGTTCTTTTAGTCTATCACTCTCTTCTTGATTCTTAGCAATAAACTTATATTGGAATTGGTGTGTTCTAAAGTCAACACCTTTGAACACAACAGCCATGTGTGGATTGATAGCAAGTCCTTCATCTTGCATCAGACCAGTAACAACATTCTCCACACCACCTAAACCTAGTGTTGCACCAACCAAACCACCACCAGCGGCAAGACCAGCAATCGCCGCACCCCCAAGTCCAATGGAAGCGGCTTTTGATACTGCATCTGATGTATCGTTTTTGAAAGCGGCTTTGGATGCTTCTAC